TTAAAAATTGTAATAAAGTTTTGTTTAACATTAATGATTTAAATGCGGATTGATTACCATTATATATTGATTTTACAATATTATATTTTAAATCCATTGTAAATATTTCTTCATTTAATAAAAATGCTAATCTATCAATAAATGATTTTTCAATTTTATTATCTTTAGAATAAAATAAACTATAATTAATAATACGAGTAGATATAATAGAAGCTAAATCTGCTCTATATTTCGTATCTTTACCTATAACACCTTTTAAAGTGTTTAAAATATAATCTTCACTTTCATGTTGCATTATAGTTTCAGGTGAAATAATTTTATCTAATTTATTATTAATGAATATAGTAAATAATGTTGTAAATTCTGGTCCAACGCTACCTTCTCCAATCATTTGAATTAATGGTAAACTATTTTCAAATGATTCTAATGAAGATATTGAATTAAAAAATGTTGTAATACTTCGTGAATTAATAGTATCTGAAACTAATTCTGGATGTTTTAATAAAAAGTTAATACATCTATTATCTATTTTATTATTTTCAGCCCACACACTCCAACAATTAATATCAAATTTTAAATTAACAGATATAAATCGTGTTTTTTGTGCATTATCTATACTACTAACTAAATATTCACCATTATCAGGATTTGATGTTAAAATAATATGCCAATCTTTAGGTAATGTCCAACTAATATATTGCTGTCTATCGATTAGCTCCATAACAGCTTGTATAAACCTTATATCAGCTCTATTCCAATCATCTAATAATAATATACCACCTGATGTTTTACCACTAATCCATTCTGGTGGACAATAACTCATTCGATTTAAACCAGTAAATTTATAACCTAATCTGGTATATTCATCAACTGCGTGTTCATCAATCCATAAACATTTTGTATTATCATCTTTGCATACTTCAAACTGACGAATTGGAAAACCAACTAAATCACCTAATTCTTCAATTTGTGCTAAATTTAATTTAACAAAATTTAAATCTAATTCATCTACTAATTGTAATATAGATGATGTTTTACCAATACCTGATTCACCTACTACTTCTACTGCTACTGGTGGTTTGTTGTTTTGTTGTAAATAACGATTGTTGTTAATAATGTGTTTTAAAAATGATTTTGTTTCATCAATGTTTAGCGAAACCTGTTTTACTTTTGACATAATGTTGTTTTAAATATTTTTTAATTATTTAATTGATGTAAATATAATAAATTTATTTTGACCATTATTTTTCTAACATTTTAATACAATTTTCCCAACCATTTGTTTTTAAATTATCTAATGATTCTCCATCTTTAGTAATAACCATTAACATAGGTTTAAACATATTAGATGTTTTTTCTCCTACAAATCCATCAGTTAATATAATTAAACTATTATATATTGGTTTTTGATTAAAATAATCAATAATTGGATTCATATCTGTTCCACCTCTACCTGTAATAAATTCCGGTGGTTTTCCTTTATATTCCCACACCTTACTAACATTAGCATCACATTCAGCAATAGTTATTTTAATACCTGTTTTATGCATATGATATATTTCACTAAAGAATTCTAATAAATTCTCTGTTGATACTGAACCTGATGTATCTATACCTACTAAAACTGATTTTTTAGTTTTAATTTTTAATGCTGGATTTTCTATGAAACGTTTATTTAATTTTCTACGAGTTTTTTTAGTGTATACTTTGTTACTAGAACCACTAAATTTTCTAAAATATGTTCTCCAATCGTATGATGGTTCTTTTATTTCAAATAAACTATCAATATATTCTTTTAATTCACTTGGTACTAAGCCTCTATTTTTAGATTGTTCTACAATTTCTTTTATTTGATGATCTACTTGTGCTTTAATTAGTTTTTTATCTGCTTCAGATAATTCATCAAATTCTCTCCATGTAATATGTCCATCTTCTTCAGATAATAAATCTCTTAATATTTTAACAGATTTATTATCATTTGAATTATTAGAAGATTCATTACTATTATTATTTGCTGTAGAACTATTAATAGATTTACTAGGATCTGAACTTAATATATTACTTTGTTTAGCTTGTGCTAATAATAATTCATAATATTTTTTAGTGCCAGCTTTTAATGGTAAATTAAAATCAGGAAATGTTGATGGTAATAATATATCTGATAATGGATAATATGCTGAATTTATATATTGATTTATTTCAATATCTGCAGCGATATTATGCAATTTGTGATTTGAATAATTTGGAGCTTCTAAAATATGATTAAAACATATATGTAATAATTCATGTTTTATTAAACCAATTTTCTTATTATCTGAATCTAATGAGTTCCAAAATTTCTCATTAATCATCAATTGATAATTGATATTATGTTTACAAACACCTGCTGTTGGTGTTGCTGTTCCTACTACTTTATTTAAAGTAGATGAAAAGATACCATAAAATGGTTCTTTAATAATTAATTGTTTGGTTATACGACTAACGTCTTCTAATACATGCATAAATTTATTTTTTATTTTAAATATAATAAATTTATTTTGACAACTCTTCAAGTATTAATTTTATGCGTTCTTCAGTACTACCAGAAACTGTTATCAAACGTTGAGGTTTGTATTCTTTAAGTATTTCTGTAATAGTGAAATCAATTTTAGTTCTATATTCAGCATTAGTTTCACGTACTCCATTATTTTCAATTTCTACACCTTCAGGACTAACATATACTATTAAATCATAATGTTTGTTTAAACACATAGCTGCTTCAACAAATGATCGTTTATCCCAATCATTGATTGATTTAGCACTTAATGTAAAGGCAGATACATCCCAAATTGTTCTATCAGTAATTAAATTATCATGCATTAATTCGTGTGAACGTTCAGCTAAAAACATATATTGTCCTAATATTGTTGAATCAGTATTTAATGGTATTCCTAAATCTCTTAAATATTTACTACGTTCAGTAGAAATAAAATAATCTTTAAATTCTGATAATTCTGCTAATGCCTTTACTAATGTGGTTTTACCACATGATATTGTTCCTGTTAATCCTATTTTCATATTAATCCTAACTGTTTAGCTCTTTGATAGGCTACTTTTTTTCCATTTTTAGGGTTAAAAAATGTTCTATATTTTAATGGTATTTTAGAATTTACTTTTTCTTGTTCTTCAGCTATTTCAAACTCAGGTTTGTAATTAGCAGGATAAAAAAATTCTACTTCTATAGGACCATTTTCAAATTTATCTAAATTATATTTCCAGACGGCTGATGTACCGTCTGGATATTTAAGTGTTTTTTCAAATTTACGAGGTGGTGCCTCTGTTGATATTACTGGTCTACCTCGTTTCATTATACTCTAGTCCCGTCTTTTTTATGAAATGGTACTCCATTAACATCACGTTTTCTATCTTCCCAATCTTCTTTGGTGTATTGAAAACCAAAAATATGGTATTCTGCTAGTCGACGATTACCTTGTGGTATTAATGCAGGACCATCCCAATTGTGTAAAATGTTTCTTCCATCAATATTAATATAATTAACGATGGTCTTGTCTGGTGTTCTAATTTGTTTTGTTTGCGCCATTTTTATTGTTTGTTATTAAATTAATTAAATCTTCAAATGTATTTATATTTTCAACTTCTTCATCTTTTATTTCAATGTTATATTTAGATTCAATAAGTTGTAATATTTCAATTTTATATATTAAATTTTCTTCCATACTTGTATTGTTTCTTTATTTAAATATAATATATTTATTTTGACAATTTTAATAAAGCTTCTGCAACATAAATTCCATGAGCACCACTTACTGTAATCCCTCTTGCTGATAAAGCATCACCTACAAAATGTACATTTGAATAATCTACTAATGATAAATCATCATATTTTACTAAAACTTCATCATTTAAGTACTTAACTTCTGGAATATAAATGCCCCAATCATCACCAAATTCAAATACTTTATTCATATCATCTATAAAATCAATAATATAGTTTGCGTATTTATCTAAAATAAATTTAAACCGTTCTAAATTATTTAATTTATAAACTTTAATAGGTGTACCTTCAGACGTTAATGATGGTTGACGATTTCCTGGTGAGTAGAATATACCTCCTTTATCATCTATTTGAAGATATTTAACAACATTTCGGCACCATTTAAATGGATCACCTTCGATATCTTTAATTTCCATTATAATACCAAAATTAGTCATGTCGTTTTTAAATTCATCACCTTTTTTAGCATGACCATTATATGTTATATCTCCGTATGTTTCTTCCACAGCAACATAAGCTGCGTTGTTATTAGTACAAAAGCTACGTAAAGATACATTTTCGAATTTTTTATAAAGTTTGAAATCATATGATATGTCTATTAATTTTTGAAAATATTTTTGTGGTGCTTCAAATCTCACTCCTATTTGTATTGGTTTTGGTTCTGTAGGTAGTTTATATTTTTTAGCTAATGATTGAGCAAAATCAATACCTGATTTACCTACACCAAAAATAAGTTCATCATAATATAAGGTATGACCATCCATTTTATATCCTATAGTAATACGATTATACTCAAATTCAATATTAGTTACTTCACTTTCCCAATAAAATTTAATACCTTTATCTAATAGATATTGATACCAGTTTTTACCTATTTCGTGAAGATAATCAGTACCAATATGGTAAACAGGAAATAATCTAAGACCGAAATATGGTTTAATGAAATCGGGTTCAGCTTCAGGATCTGAATACATTATTTTAGAAGGATCTGGGTGAAAACGTTTCCATATTTCAATAGATTGATTCATTAATTTATAAGCTTTTTCTTCACCACAATATTTAGATAAATGTCCTCCAATTGATGTGTGGTATGTTAATTTGCCATCTGAAAACCCTCCAGCTCCTGCAAAACCTTCCATAACTTCTTCTGGCTTTCTTAAGTATGGGTCTTTACCTTTATCAATAATAGTTATTAGCTCTCCAGGATAACCATTATCTACTAATTTAGTGGCCGTGCTAATTCCGGAGACTCCACTTCCTACAATTACAATTTTTTCTTTGTATTCCATATTATTTATATTTCCATTTATATTTAAAAGCTGTTTTTTGTCTTCCTAATATACAATCTTTTATTTGAGAAGTTATATTACTTGTTTTACCTGTTTGTTCTTTTATCCATTCTGCTGCTTGACCTTTACTTTCCCATTCTTTGATAAGATTATCTTGTAAATCATACATTAAAACTGAGTATGCTTGTTTACGTTTTGCTATACCCATATTTTGTTTATGTTTTTCCGAAAATGGTTTGGATTTATTTTTATTATTATTACTTATTTTTTGTCTAACTTCTTCAGTATAATATTTAGAATGATTTCTTTCTTTTAATGTTTTACTAATCTTATCTCCTGAACCAGGTCTTGGCTTTCGCATTTTCTGTTTTTGTTCTTCAGTATATTTTTCGGGTCCACCACCTCCATTATTTTTATTTTCTAATTTGAATCCCCAACTTTTAAATAAACTAATATAATGTCGTTCCCAAAATTTCCAATCTTTTACTTTATCTATAACATATAATGTAATATTAGTACCATATGTTTGATAATGTCTATGTTTTCTTCTTGTTACATCTTCTGCTTTACCTACATAAAATGGTATTCCATTTTTTTCTAAAATATAAATGCTAGTCATATTATCTATTTATAATAAATATATGAAATTTCCATCAGACCAACACCCAGTCAGGCATATTATTTAATTTGTTCCAATTTAATTTTTTAATTTTGACTTTGTCTTTAATATAATATTCTTTATATGCCTCTATTGTATTTTCTTTTTTAAATTCATCCGGCATACATTGTGGTGGTTCTTTAAACCCATTATCAGGAATATTTGGTTTATTTATTTTTAACCATTCTAATACATCTTGTGTTTTATGATGTTTACCATAACGTTTAGTAAATTCGTTACAAACTTCTAAACCATGATCTACAACCCATTCATAATGTTGTATTGACTCTCTTACCCATTTTGTTGATGGATGATTAACATGAGCACGTTTATAAGGTGCTGTACCTCCTGTTTCCCAATGAGCTGTTGATAGCATTTGTGCTGATTCAATTTGCATTTTACGTACATGGTCATCACAAAGTTCTTGTGCTGCTTTTATTGGGTCTATGTTTATATAAAAAATATTCATGCTATAAAGATAATAAAATTATTTTGACATTTAAAATAAAAGTAGCCCACTTTTAAGGTGGGCCACTACTCCAAATATTATTAATGTCGACTAAGTAATGAATTTAGTCTGTATATTTTATTTTAATCCTGCTAATTCTTGCATACGTTCCATAGATGTATCTTCTTTATTGTAATCTTTTACAATATCATTATAATCATCCATATTTAATACACAATTACATTCACTTAGTTTTATAATATTTTCTGTTACTACATGTAAATCTAAATCTGTTTTAGCATCTTCACGAGCAAACTCTAGTAAACGTATGAATAAAGGTATGTCTAATTTTATTGAGTTCATGATTATTCAAATAAATTTTTAGGAAATACTAATGTTCCTTGTTCTAAAGAAGTTTTTAATATTTTTTCTGAACTTAAATTATCAAACTTAGCTTGATCTATATAAATTAATTCTAATTTTCCTGCTACTAATACATTTATAACATATCCTGGAATTCCGGGTTTTGTTGAAAATTTTTGGAAAATAAATTCTTTAAGAATAGAAGAAGCAAATTCGTTTTCGTCTTCTGGATTATTAAGTTTTGTTATTAAAGTTTCTATTTGTTGATGCATAGATTGTATAAATGGTATATTTATACTTTTAAATGCTTCTTGAGCTTTGTGTAATTCTAATGTGTGTTTACAAGCTTGTTTTAAATCTTCTACTGAAACATGAAAAGAATTTGGAGGTGTTAATTTTTTACCTTCAGATTTAAATTCTTTATATAAAGCATAAACTCCTAATACTATATTTAAATCTTTTAAACTTTCTGTATAACTTCCTATTCTACCTATAGATATTTTATTACCAGTATAAGATTTAATTTCAACATTTTTTCCATCGATAATTAAATCAGCATTTCCTCCTCCTCTATTATCACTTACCTCTACAGATTTTTCTTGGTATTTAAATAACCAATATACAGCTATTTCTCCATTTCCTGAACCTTTAGAACCAGCAGTTTCTATTCCTTGTTTTGATTTTGGAGGTGATATACTATATAATTTTTTAAAAACTGCTAAATCTTCATGATTAACATTAATATTTTTATTTTCTAATTTATATTCTCCTTTTGCTTGAGGTATATTATCTTCTTTTTTAAGATGTAAAGCATTTTTTATAACATCATCATACGAAACACTACCTCCTGAGTTTTTAAGCCCTACTTCGTCAATACCATACTCTTCTAATATCTCATTTAATACAGCAACTTTAATAGGATCATTCATATCAACAATTCCATCATGAACTCGATATGACCATTCATTTAATATTTCATTTATATTTTCCATATTAAGTTGTTGGTGGTGTAGTAGTAGCTGGTGCTGCTTCAGGACCAGCTGGTGTTTCTTTCTCAGCATTAGCTAAATCAGCTGCTAATTCTTGTCCTTTAGCTGTTTCTTCAGGTGAAGGAGTTAATGGAGCTGCTGGTTCTGTTGGTGATGGGGTTGGAGCGGGCGCTTCTGCTTCTTTAAGAGATGGACTTAAATCTAATAAATCAGCTATAGCTTGTGTTGCTCTTTCTTGATCACCTAAATCATTTAGGTAATATTTTTTACCTGATATTTTAACTGAGTAAGTATTCTTTTTAAGATATATAATATTGAAATCGTAACCGTTAGCTAATTCAACTCTAAATGTAGTTGGTTTAGGAGCAACAAGAGTTACACCTGATATAAAACGACCAAAAGCAGGCGACATTAAATCTTCGATTGATTTTTTCAAACCAGGAAATTTGTATATTAAATACATAGATTTCTCGGCGTGTTTTTGTCTTTCTTCTTCTTCTTTAAGTTGTTTTTGAACAGCTACACTAATATATTTCTCTAATAAGAGTTTATTCATTTATTTTTTATATTATTAGTATTCATCATCCATATCATCTTCTGAATCTTCGTAAGTTTTAAAAAATTCATCTTTTAGTTGATTTTCGATTTCATTATGATTTTTAAAAACTTTTAACCATTTTTTAATAGCATTATTTTCATTATCATCAAAATCTTCTTTATTCCACTCAATATCAGAAACTAAATCAGCATCATCACTACCTTTTTTAAATTCAAATTTAGCTTTAAACATAGGTTCAACTTCTACATCAGCTTGTTCATCATAAACATATCCAGTAACTTCAACTTCATTAAAATGATATGGACTAGCACTGATTTCATCTAATTCACCATGTTCAGATTTCCATTCCATAACATGATCTTTAACACTATGAATATAATCATCAGCTAATGAAATATAACTAACAATCCATCCTGGCAATTCACGACCTGGTTCTATTATTTTATATAATAATGAGGTATTCATGATTAAATCACGTAATTGGCCTTTAAGCATTGATGAATTGGTTTTTTGTCCATCGCCGCATTCATCACATTCTACTAATTTTTCTGCTTTTTTAGTAGCAATAGCATACATCTTAGGTTTAGGCATTTTAGGATTACTTTTCTTTAACGCCTTAACAATTTCTTCCTTCTTCTTTTTTTCAGCAGAAGTAAGATGCTTTTCAATAAGTAAGTTAGTTAATTTTATCATTTTATTTTATTTTTTTAAACCAATTAAAGTATATTTACCCCAAAATCCAGTACGAACTTTTCCATTAGGATCTTTTACTGTTACTTCTACTTTACCTGCAGGTGTTTTAGGTTCAGCAGATACACTTACTACTTCACTACCACTACCTAAAATATCACCTTTTTTCAAATCACCTGCTTTTTTATTAGGTTCAGCTACTTTGTAGCTTTTATAAGCTTCTTTTACTCTAGCTTTTTGTTTAGCTGTTGGACCTTTACCAGCACCTGCTAATTTTTCAGCAGCAATTGCACCTGCAATTTTATCAGCTGCTTTTTTAGATTTACCACCTTTTTCAAGTTTTTTCTCTAATGATTTAAAAGATTCTTTTAAATTTTCATCTTGAGGACCTTGTAATTCATCACCATCATTTTCAGAAGATACTACTTCATCTTCTTCTAATCCAATCATTTCTTTGATTTTCTTAGTTTCGATTTTAAGTTTATCTTCTAATTCTTCAATTCTAGTATCAATTTTTTCTTCAATTTTAGCACTATGCTCACCATACTTATTTAATTCACTAGCAATTTTTGACAAATCATGATACTCATGTTCTGTAGTAGCATAATGTTTAGCAACCTCAGCAGCTTTAGATAACTCTAATTCTTTTTTCATTTTCTTTAAAGCTAATAATTCTGCTTTGAGGTCTTTATATTTACCAGAATTTTTCTTAGAAGATTCTTCTTTTTCTTTTTTTTCTTCTTCTTCGTTTAACATGTTTAAACGTTCAGCTAGCGCTTCTTTTATTAATTGGCGGAATTGATCTAATTTCATTTTAACTAAATTTGAATGTTATATGTATAAATATATAAAAATTATTTTGACTTACCATTTACGGCAAGACCAGTAATTAGCTTTTGTTCTAGGTCCTGGATTTTCACAATGATGTCTTTTACGATAAGCGTTACGATGTTTTGGATTGTTGCGTTTAATATTCATGCCGTGTGCTCCAAAATTTACTTTAACTATTCGTCCTGTTTTAGGATCTTTAACGTATACTTTAAATTTTTTAATATCACCTTGCATTGGTTTGCCTAAAGCTACTTTACGTCCATGATATTCTGCTTCAGAAAGAACATTAATATGTTCTCTAATATATTCTGCTAAACATTGAGGACAAAAATTTTCTGTTTCCATTATATTTTCATTTAAATGATGTACTTTTGCTTTTTTAGTATTTGGCACAAATTGTTTATTTGATGTTACTTTTTTATGTGATGTAGAAGCACGTTCAGCTTTAGTCAAACTATTTGCTTTGGCTCGAGGTAAACAACGAGTAGTTTTATGACCTTTTTTCATTGTTCCACAAGGACCAGTTATATTACCTTCAGTATCAATACGAACCCAATCTTCTTTTGTAAACCAATCGTGAAGAGATTCCTCTAAATCATCTTCTTCCATTAATCCTTTACATACTTTAACAGCACGGCCTGAAAGATAAGCTGATGGTTTTTCACCTGCAGCTCTACGACGATTATAATATGCTTTACCTTTAGGGCATAGTTTTTCTGTTAATATTTTATCTAAAAGTTCTGAGAGAAGTATCATTATTTTTTATTTTGAGGTACCCACCATATACATACATATTTAGTAGGACTAGTAGGTATTTCTCCATTACCATTCCATTTAATATAATATTGACCTTCACATAATTGTGTTTCTTTATTCCATTTAGCACAATTAGCACACATAGCACCACCTTCAGGTACTTTTTTAGCAGGTTTAAATCCGTCTGGAAATTCTAATTGTGGTTGTTCTGCTTTAGCTTCTAATAAGTCTGTTAGTTTTATCATTCGTATTGATCTAGTATGTTTTTATATGTTTGAATTTCATTTGATTTTAATTGTCTGTCAAGGCCATCATATCCATCTATTTGTCCATCTTCTAAAATAGCTAAAGCAACTACTTCCATTTCTTTATATTTTTTAGGAAATGCTTCTTTTAATTTTTCTATTACTTCAGGTGATTTAGCTCTACAGTAATAAAAAGTAACATGATGTTTATAATAATAATCATTAAAATGATCAGGTGCTTTATATGTAGTACACCAAGCAGAATCTTTACCACCTTCACAATCTCTAAAAGCAAATACTGATAATCCTAATTTACGAGATGCTTCATGAGTGTGAGGAGACATTATTACAATATTATTATTATTTACTATAATATCATAATCTTTTTCTAAATCTTTTACTGAAGTTCCTTCACCAGAATTATTAATATTTTCTACTTCTGATTTTAAATCTTTAAAGGATTTAAATTGATTAATATCTTTAATTTTGGTTTTTCCTTTGTTTAAAAATACATTAAATTCTTCAATTTTATTTCGTAAATCATCAAAATCAGGTTTTTCATTTATCCATATTTTAGATAACCAACCAACATATTTTTTAGTTGAAGATGGATCAATATTAATTAATTTTTCTAATTCTTCTTTAGATAATTTTCCTTGATCTACGTATTGTTTGGCTTGTTTTACATTTTCTATAATGTAAGTTTTATTTTCTTTTAATAATTTTGGTTTACTTAAGTTCATATTTAATTAGTTTAAAGTTAAAAATCTATAGATTTTTTACATATCCTCCTTTATCTTCTATCATTTTCTTAATTTCATCTTTAGTATATTTTTTAGATAGAGAAGTATTTGATAAATATAAACTTCCTCCTACTTCTAAATTATTAGGTAGTGATGTTATGGGAGTATTACGTAAATCTAAATCTCCTCCTACTTCTAAATTATCAGGTAGTGATGTTATTTTAGTACTTTGTAAATATAAA